TCGCACGCCAACGCCGGCGTAATGCCGGCCGTGGCCTTCCAATCGTCGCAGAGTGGAATGCGTGAGGTAGAGACGCACGCGACATTAGACGCGAACAACGGTAGCCGACGCCACAACGGCGCGCTGGTCGGCTCCGCCGTGCGCCGCCTCACGCCTCGGGAATGCGAGCGCCTGCAAGGCTTCCCCGACGACTACACGCTGATCGACTACCGCAACAAACCCGCCGCCGATGGGCCTCGATACAAGGCACTCGGCAACTCAATGGCCGTTCCCGTGATGCGCTGGATACTCTCGCGCGTCGAGGCGGTCGAAGCACAGCGTTGATTTCCTACTAAGGTGCCCCCGCCAATGGAACGCAGAGACGTCGGATCCCGCGCGCATCGGCTGTCCTATGAACAAAGGCCGTCCGAAGGCCATCTGCTCCCCGAGGGCGTCACCGAATCCGGCGCCGCCATCATCGTCTTCCGAGTAGAGGGAGAGCCGGTTATCCCCGACAACGTCAAATGGCCCGGCAAGTAAGGGGACCGGACCGGACGAAAGCACAGCGAGGGGGAGGTCCGCGGGACGTGGAACTGATGCTACTTTCTCCGCGCCGGGGTTTCGAATAGGGTCTTGACCATGCCAGGTGGAAAACCAAAAGGACTCGGGCGCTCGGGTGGCCGGACTAAGGGCACGCCGAACAAGGCGACTCAGTACAAGCAGATGATGGCCGACGTGCTCGCGTCTCCGGAGGGGCGCGTGCTTCTCGGCGAGGCCATGCGCACGGTGCAGCAGCCGGCGAAGGGCACGAAGCGCGCGATCGACGTGCTGCGCGAGATGATGCTGCTGGCCGGGTCGTTGGTCGCGATCTACCAGCCGACGCGGGATGAGGCCGGCAAGGTCACGGTCGCCGAGCCTCAGAAGCTCGAAACCTATCTGACGCTCTGCGCGCGCACGGCGGCGGACCTCGCCCGGTTCGAGAGCCCGACGTTCAAGGCGATCGCCGTGCAGGAGGTCCCGCAACAGCCGGCCGAGCACGCCGACGGGGACGCGAAGGTGATCGGCTCGATCCGCAAACGCAGTCAGCAGGACGCGGCGGCCGTCTACATGCGGCTGGTGCGGGGCGGGAAGGCGGCGTAGCGATGGCAATCCTCACGATGATCATGGAGAGGGTTGCTCCGGGCAATCACGCGTCCTGCTTCAAGCTGTGGGCGTGTCGCGGCGAAGGCCGGGGATGCACCCGAAATCGGTACCGCGCTCAGAAAAAGCACTGCGAGGACTGCGCCGAAACGCTGGAATCCGAGACCATCGCCGAACTGCAGGCGAGGCTCGCGCGCGGCGACGGTTGAAGCGATGGGATATGAAGGCTTCGATTGGAAGGCCCCTGACTATCGCCCGATCTTCGAGACGCGGATCGGCGCGCTGACGAGCATCAACAGCGCCACCGACTCCGACATCGATTCGCTCAAGCAGTATTACCGGGACCGAGGCGGCGACGGCATCGCCGACTTCGTCGAAGACTGGGGCATGACCTTCGACCCGCGCCTCGTCGAGGTCGGGCTTCCCTCCGCCGTCCCGTTCCTGCTGTTCCCGAAGCAGCGCGAGTACATCCAATTCGTCTTCCGCAAGTGGCGCGAGCAGCGGCCGGGGCTGGTCGAGAAGTCGCGCGACGGCGGAATCTCGTGGCTCAACGTCGGCATAGGGATCGCGATCTGCATCCTCTACGAGGGCGTGGTCATCGGCTTCGGCTCGCGAAAAACAGAGTACGTCGACAAGGCCGACGAGCCGAAGTCGCTGTTCTGGAAGGCGCGGTTCTTCTGCCGCCACATCCCCGAGCGCCTGCGCGCCGGCTGGCGGGAGACGGTCGACGCCCCGTACATGCGCATCAAGTTTCCCGGCACCGGCTCCTACATGAACGGCGAGGGCGGCGATGACATCGGCCGCGGCGACCGCGCATCGATCTACTTCGTCGACGAGGCGGCGCACCTTCCGCGCCCGAAGAAAGTCGAGGCCGCGCTCTCGCAGACCACGAACTGCCGGATCGACGTCTCGTCGGTGAACGGCCCGAGCAACGTCTTCGCCATCAAGCGGCACTCCGGCAAGGTCGAGGTCTTCGTCTTCGACTGGCGCGACGATCCCCGGAAGGACGAGGCCTGGTACCAGAAGCAGGTCGACGAGCTCGACCCGATCGTCGTCGCGCAGGAGATCGACCGCGACTACAACGCCTCGATAGAGGGCGTGCTGATCCCGCGCGCGTGGGCGAACGCCGCGCTCAACGCGTTCGAGAAGCTCGGGCTGGTGGTGAGCGGCGAGAAGGGGCTCGGCTTCGACGTCGCCGACGAGGGCAAGGACAAGAACGCCGTGGTCGGCGGCCAGGGCGTCGAGATCAGCGTGGCCGAGGAGATGAGCGGCAAGGACTCGGACATCTTCGCCACCACCGAGCGGGTTTTCGACATCGCGGCCGAGCACGGCATCTCCCGGGTGAAGTACGACGGCGACGGCCTCGGCGCCGGAGTCCGCGGCGACGCCCGCGTGATCAACGGCAAGCGCGCGCACAAGGTCTCGTTCGAGATGTACCGGGGGTCCGGCGAGGTCCTTGACCCGGACAAGGAGGACGTGCCGGGCCGCGTGAACGGCGACTACTTCGCCAACCGCAAGGCGCAGGAGTGGTGGCGGCTGCGGACCCGCTTCCTCAAGACGTACCGATGGGTCGTGCAGAAGAAGCCCTGCGACCCGAGCGAGATCATCTCGATCAACACCAAGGAATGCCGCCTCTGGCAGCAGCTGGTGGCCGAGGTCTCGCAGCCGACGTTCCGCTCGCGCGACGACGGCAAGGTGATCATCGAGAAGAAGCCCGCCGGCGTGAGCCAGGCGGAGCGCATGCCGTCGCCGAACCTGGCCGACGCGCTGGTGATCAGGCTGGCGCGCACCGCCGGCCCGGGGGTACAGGTGACCGCCGATGTGCTGGCGAGCGTTCGCGCTCGGGTGGCGAAGGGGGCCATGATGCAACGGTTCAACCGAAGGAGAGGACCATGAAGGCCAGACCAGAAACCGACGAGGAATATCGCGCGCGCGTGCTCGAGGCCGTCGATCCCGGATCGTTCAACCGCAACGCGGCGGAGACGAGCACCGGGGAAGCGCTCGACCAGATCGGCGCCAGCTACGACGTTCATCGCGGCAACGTTGAAGATCACACCGCGAAAGTCATCGGCCTGCGGACCGGCCCGACCGACGCCGAGCGCGCCGAGCAGTACCGGCAGGCGCTGCGGCCGGTCCTCGAGGAGGCGTGCCGGCTGCTCGCGCTGGCGCGGAGCGAGGGGCTGCAGATCAACTGGAATCTCGCCCCCGACCAGTACGGTCGCTACGTGATCCAGGCGCTTGACGTCCTGAAGGTGCTCTAGCGGCAGCGCGTGCTATAGTCCGCCCCGACTCCCACGGGGAAGGGGCCGACAGTGAACCGAAGCAAGATCCGCGAACTCGCCGCGAAGACGGCCGCCCGGGCTCGATCTATCGCGGAATCGGCCCCATCCGGCCCGGCGGAGCCAGCCGGAGAGGCCAAGGCCGCCGCCCCGGCATCGTCGGGGGTCGTTCCCCTGAAAACGCACCAGCGGCCCGCGCTGCGGGTTTTGGACGGCGACGGCGGAACGAAGGCCCCGAAGGGGCTGACCGTCTCCCGCGCGGCCCTGAGCACCGCCCGAGCCAGGTCGCGCCGGCGCCCGGAGAACGATCCCGAGATGGCGGCCGCGGCGCTGGCGGCCTTCAGGCCATACCAGCCGGCCCCGGGCGTGCTGCCGAAGGGCAAGAAGCTCGCGATGGACGAGGTCTTGCCGGGCACCGCTTCGTGGGCTGGCGGCGCGATCATCCAGTCCGGCTTCTTCGCCGACCTCACGTTCCCCGGCTATCCGCTGCTCGCGCAGTGGTCGAACCAGACCGAGTACCGGAAGGTCTCGGAGCGCCTCTCGACCGAGATGACGCGCAGGTTCATGGAACTGACCTCGACCAGCGACGACGACAAGACGGACCTGATCAAGGA